CTTGGAATTGCGTGTATTGCTTCGGCGGGTATCATTGGTGGATTAAAAGCAGCCATAGTTGCACGCTCTCAATTTAGCGGGTCGAGTGGTTCAATTTCACCGCCTGACTTTTCAGACTTTGCGGTTACAGATAATGGTGGTAATAGTGGTGGCGGTTCAGATGGTAATGGTCAAAACTCACAGCAAAATAATGTCACGACAGATATTGATAAATTAATCAATGGGGGTAAATCCAAAGTGATTTTATCAATGGTTGAATTAAACGAGATGCAAAACGAAATGAACCAAATAGAAGCGGTTAGCGCAATCGGTGGTTAATCTAAAATTGCACAAAAAATTTAATTCTAGTCTTATTGTTAGATATGGCTAGATTACCGCTTTATAGAATGACAGTTGAGACAGACGAGGACAAAGGAATGGATTTTGTCGGTCTTGTCGATTACCCCGCTCACATGAAAAATTATGTGGCTTTTTCAGCAGCTCCCAAAAAGGTGACGCGCTATCATTTTAACGAAGAGAAAAGAATCGTTAAGGGTGTTGTTCTATCAACTTACCAACCTATCTACCGTAGAGATCAAGACGGCTATGAGTATAATGTCTATTTTACAAAAGACGATGCGATGGCAGTACTTCAAATGTTTGCAAAAAACGGGTACCACAATAATGTGAACCTTATGCACGACATGAGTAAGAAGGTTGAAGGGTGTGCATTGATTGAAATGATTACCGTAAATGACGAGCGAACAAACATACCTAGCGAGTTCGCAGATCAAAACCTACAAAAAGGATCGGTAATATTTTCTTACAAAATCAATGATGATAAGGCTTGGAAGTTCGTAAAAGAAAACGGAGCAGGATTTAGTCTTGAGGGATGGTTTAAAAACATTCCTGTTAAATTAGAAAAAAATAAACCTAAAAAGATGAAAAAGAAAACTTTAGTAGAAAGACTTTTTGGAAAGACGGATAAAAAACCCGTGTTCAATAAGGACAATAAAGACAAGTATGCAACCGCTACAACCGTGGATGGTCAAACAGTTACTTGGGAAGGCGCAATTGAGAACGGGACACCGATGTTTCTTGTTCCTGCCGAAGAAGGTGCAGAGCCTATTTTAGCTCCTGCAGGTGAATATTCCTTGGAATACGAAGGTGTTAGTTACGTGGTGACAGTTGATGAAGAAGGATTAGTTGCTAACGTCGAAATGGTTGAAGAAGATGCGCAAGATGCAAGCGCAGAAGTTGAAGCAGCGATGTCAGCAATGAAGAAGGATTATGAAACTAAACTTTCAAAAATTCAAACCGATTCAGATGCTAAGATTCAAGCCCTTGCAAAAGCGGTGGACGATCTTACAGAAGCATTGGAAAAACTTGCAGAAGGTAAAGGGGGGAAGTTCACCAAAGCTTCAGGAACTGACAAGCCGGGTTGGCAAGGAATGAAAAAATAAATTTATTAACCTAAGAAAAAAAACCATAAGAAAATGAAATGGAAATTTGGAAAGCTAGCTTTTGCAATGGTTGCAGGACTAGCGTCAATTAGTGCAACGTTTGGAAAACAAACCTTTGATTGGGATGTTTCCGATTTGGGTGTTTACGTTGATGAGCAATCACCAGACGTAATGCAGGATTTAATTAATTCAGGGAACATTAAATCTCGAATTAATGTAATGACAGGTGTAAAAGGTTCGGAGCGTATCAAATTGATTAACTCACAACCAACACTTCAAGCGGCTTCGGCTTGCGGTTGGACACCAGAAGGCGGGATGATTTTAACAAACGAAACAATTTCAACGGTTCGCGTTAAGATTCAAGAAGAGTATTGCAACGAAGACTTGAACGATGTTTGGGCGCAAATGATGAATGTTGCGGGCGCAAATGCGCAAGACGAAACACCGCCAAACTTTGCTGATGCGATGCTTGTTTATTACCAACAAAGAGCGCAAGAGTTAGATGAGAATTTAATTATGAACGGTGACACCACTAGCATGATTGATTCACTTGCTCACTACAACGGATTTGTTAAACGTTGGAACGCCGACGCAAATGTAAACGTTGCTTACGTTTCTTCACCTGCTACAACTATCACTAAAGCGAATGGATTTGACGTACTAAAAGATGTTTATAATCAAACTCCTACCATTGTGAAACGCCACAAGGATACGGTTGGTTATGAGATTGTTTGCGGTTATGAAGTTGCGCGCGCTTGTATCGATCAAGTTTGGGATGACAAAGATTATTCTAGTCAGTTTACAGTTACCGAAGCAAATGGAGAGATTTCATTTACTTTACCAACTACAAATGTTACAGTTCGATCTTACCCGCAATTAGATGGTACTAATCATGTGTTTGGATTATGCTACAAGTATATGTTCTACGGAACTGATTTGGAAAATGATCGAGATGGTTTCAAATGGAAATACAGTGATTTCGACGAGTTGTTAAGATTTGGCGTTAAATGGCGTTCTGGTATCGCTTATGTATTTCCAGAGTACTTCACAAAATTACGTTTAACCCCAACGTCATAGTTATTTAAGGGAGGGTTTAGGCTCTCCCTTTATTTTATTCACTTAATAAAAAATATTAGATTATGGCAATTACTCTAACAGATTACACCGAACAGTGCGAAAGAGCCAACGGCGGGGTTGAAATGGTTGTTGTATTATCAAAATGCAACCGAGGAGCGTACACAATTAACGCTGACAAAGAAATTACTGCTTTGGTAACGGCTGACGGCACAAGAGCGTATGCTTGGACACCAGATATTGAAAGCGCAAAGTTTGACGACAATGGTACAGGCAACCGTGCAAACAATTCATACTTCCGTACCCATGTCGGCATGATTCAGTTTAAAGATGACGAAGCGGTTACAGCTAAATTAGATGAAGAATCTGGACGCGCTAAATTGATTGTGTTTGTAAAATTTGCGCAACCCGTTGGATCAACTGCAAAATGGAAAGCGTACGGATTTTTGAACGGTATGACCGTTACAACTTCCGAAGCTTCAACCGGGCAAATGTTTGAAGACTTACGGGGTCACCTTTTAAATTTAGAAGGCAAAGAAACAACTAGAGCGTTATCTATTTCAGATACGATCGTTCAATCAATTCTGGTTCCTGCTTCGTAGTAGGATGAAAATAAATTAAACCTAAAGGGGATAGGCAAAAGTCCTATCTCCTTTTTTTATTTAGATCATGGAAAATTTGAAAGTAAAAAAAGAGTTCATAGGTTCGTCAACTTCTTTAGATGGGATTGGACAGATTACAATAAATGAAGGTCATGCGGGAGTGTTAGCTAAAGCAGGTCGTTGGGAGTTGCTTGAGGGAAACCCGCCAAACGTGAAAAAACTTGAACCGATTAAAACAAAAAAATCCACAGGGAAAAATGCTACTTCTAAATAAATCTTCCATAAATAAAATGTACATCATTTGTGACGACTTGCTTACAATTGATAATCCTGTTTATTTATGGCGGTTTGTTCACTCGCAAACATTAGAACAATATTTAATTGAACTAGTAAATGAAAGTGAAGTTAGTAGAAGTTATGATCTTTTTTCATTAAATTTACCCGTAGATTTAGAATTAAGCGAAGGGCAATATCTTTACGAGGTTTACCAAAGTGAAGAAGAAGGAGACGAAGATTTTAGTAATATGCCATTATTGGCCAATGGGGTTGCAAGAGTAACCTCAATTTTTGAAACAACAGATAGTTATGAGCCAACCGCAGAACAAGACAGCACTTACACAGGGTAGCCACAAACCTACAAGACGAGGTTCGCGCGGTGGTTCTAATAATGGGTCGCCGTCAAGTTTTACCGTGTTCGCCGCCAAACCTTCAACTATTCCATTACCAACGGAAGGACACGATCAAAAGACAGGGATATTAACTTGGGGTAAAAACAATCAATACCCATATTTTTTAAATTACCTTTTCAAAAACAACCCTATTCATGGGGGTATTATTCGAGCTAAGAAACATTTTACTGTTTCAGGTGGTGTGACTTACGAAGGCGTAAATCAAATCGCTTTTGATGAGTTTGTTGAAAATAAAAAGACTTCACCAAAGGATAAAAACGTTTTAGAAATACTAGACGATTTAAGTTTAGACTACGAAAAATCAAACCTATTCGCCGTCCTAGTTTATTTTAGTTTTGTTGGTGAAAAAAAATATAGAAAAATTGAGCGCATACCATTTGAAACGATTCGATTTGAAGAAGCAAAAGACGAGAAAGGGAATTTGTTTTTAACGGGGAATATTAAGATTTCAGACAATTGGCTTGATTCAAAAGTTGCCCCTGAAATAATTAAACCGTTTAATAAAAACGATCCTTCGCAAACTAAATGCTTTGTCTTATTCAAAGAAGAAAGCGGGGCTTCAATTGATACACCAACCGCAAAAGAATTAAACCTTGGAATCTACCCCGATCCGCCTTATGGTGGTGCCATTACTCAAATTGACACGGGTATTCAGACAGGTATTTATGGTAACGCCGAAATTCACAACGGTTATTCGCTTGGCACTTTAATTTACCTACCAAGTGGACAGCCTAAAAACGATAAGGTTAAGAAAGATTTAGAGCGAGATTTAGGAGCAAGTACAACGGGCGCACTTCAAGCGGGGCGTTCGATGGTTATTTATGGTAACGGCCAAGATGAAAAGCCAACCGTAGAAGCGTTGAACGGTAATAATTTAGCAGATCGTTACAATAATACCAAGAAAACAAGCGAAGAAAGCACTATCCACGGTCATCAAGTAGTCGTTCCAAGTCTTTTTGGTGTTAAACCAGAAGGATCATTTAACGCTTCAGAACTTGAAATAGGCTACGCAATCATGCAAAGTAACTATTTCGAGGGCAGAAGGTCGGATTTATCGGCTGTTTTGAGCTATATAATGAACGATATTGCGGGAGTTCAAGGTAAATTTGTAATTAATCAACCTGAATTATCAATTGCTAAACAAGCGAGCGAAGATAGTAAGACAGGGCAGGCTTTGAATGATATGTCTCCGTTGGTTGCCACAAAAGTATTATCTTCAATGACACCAAACGAAATTAGAGCGTTGGCAAAATTAGAACCAATTGAGGGTGGTGATGAAATACCAAAGGCACAAGCGGTGTTTTCAAAAAAAGACGAGGATATTATTTTAGATAGACTAAGTTCAAGCGGTTCAGATCGGTCAAGCTTTATAATTATTCATTCTGAACCAATTGTTGAAGGTGTTGAATTTTCAGTTGATGAATTACTAAACAACGCAAAGCAATCATTTGATGAGGTTACGGATTTACAAGCACAAGTTTTAAATTTAATTAACCAAGGTGAAAGCTTTGATTCGATTAGAAAAGCTTTAGACATTTCAGGGGTTGAATTATCCAAACTTTACAACCGCCTTGCAACGCTTAATCTAATTGATAAGGTTGGTGCGCTTACTGATAAAGGCAAGGCTCAAAACGCTTTGAATGAGGTTGAAAAAATCGAGATCATGTATGAATATCGATTAAGGTCAGACGCTCCCGCACTCGAAGGACAAAGTAGAAAGTTTTGTAAAACATTGATTGGATTAAACCGACTTTACACCCGTGAAGAAATTAGTCTAATTAGTGGTAATGAAGGATACGATGTTTTTGCTTATCGCGGTGGATGGTACACAAATCCAGATACAAAAAAACATGAGCCGGGATGTCGTCACTGGAATCAAGTAATCACATTTAAAAATTAATTAGATGCTTACACTAGATAGGACATACTTTCTTGATGTTGAGGTTTGGAAAGAGTACGGATTTACTGATATGAATACCGATCTCAAAAAAATGAAACC